AAATCTTCTGCTTACTATCACTAGTATGATTGCGTGTGCGTTTACGACGAACCTTATCGACAAGAGTTAGTCCGCGAGCAAACACTTCTGCTTTCTGTCGAATCAATTCCAGATTAGTGTTTTGTAGTAGTAGTTCTCTCGGTTTTGGAACATTAACGGGATCTTGAACGATCCAAACTTGATCCTTTCCAACCTTGAAAAGAAAGAACTTCATTTTTTCCAACACGTCCAAGCTGCTGCTTGAAATTCATCGGTCATGAATCCCGTTAGATTGTTTTTCTTTACTGCGGGTTCAATGTGACCGTATGTAATCTCGGCATTTGGCCAAACGGTTTCTTTGAAACCACTTTCCCATAGTTCTGGATCTCTACAGTAGTCATGCGCCATAATAGTGTCGCCTGATTTTAAGTATGAGGAAAGAACATGAAACTCTCTTGGTTTGTTGCCGCCATCACACAATACCAGAGTTTCCCCCTTTAGCTGGATATATCGCTTGGCGAAATCTAGATCGGTAAAGATATCCTTAATGACAATATTAATGTTTTTATCTGCCAATTTGTCAGCATGCTTCGGCATGAGAATATCATATGTAACTGCTTCAATATCGCTGATATCAGTGATAGCATGGATTAATCCACCATCTGCAGTTCCTACCTCTAGAATTCTAGTGATATTCCTACACGAAAACAATTCTTTGAACGCTGGAATAAACTGTTTATTCTGCATCGTAGGGATGCCGCGATATAAGCCACCACCATTCCAATGACTCCAGTTGGGATATTCGTTTACTTCATCGTAAACGTCACTACCATCATGCGGTCTAAATGACACTCAGGACTGTTCCTTTTTCTATCATACTAAGATCGTGTTCACGATCGATATATTTAAATTCTACATGATGGGGATCAAATTGCTGTAGCGCATCAAAGACATCTTTGATATTCAGAGCGGAGCAAGTATAAACGTCCAGTTGCATCAAGGCAGGTTCAACCTCGTCCCACACATGCATCGCAATATGACTGGTTTCAATGATAGTAACTGCGGTCAATCCACGATTACCTTCCATATCTGAATATACCGCATATGGACCCATAAGAATCTTCATGTCGATTTTTTCGACAAGAACTTTCATCCAATCCTGAATAGCTTCTGCACATTTAGGTGGATTGTTCAATAATGCTCGCACAATTAGATGCTTGTGTTCTAAGATTTTTCCCATTTCCGTGGCCTCAAATTATTAGAAACATTATTTATAGTTTACGCAGAAGAGAAATGGTATAGGAAATAAATCCCTCTCCTGACGACGCAGATGGATTTTTGTGATGAGATTCATGTTTGAAACAATCTCCTGCACAAAGAACAATATCTTTAAACCAACCTACAGATTCTACTGGACGATTTTGTTTATGAGATACATAAACTCCATAACCTATACTCCAGATGGTTAACCCTGCAGGTATTAGCCATCCAAATATTAAAATTTTATAATTTACAATGAGAAGAATTATAAATGCTATCCAAAATAGTTTTTTAAAATTCAATCTAAAAAATTCAAAGATAGGATCTTTGCTGTATGCAACTATCGCCGCACGATCTACTACAGATTTCCATCTATTAGTAAATAACACATTCTTACCCATCAACGTCGGAGAATGTGGATCTTTTTCTGTATCAGGATATTTGTGATGTTGTAGATGCACTGCAGCCATTTGCATCGGTGTAGAGATACTACCATAAAACGCGATTGCAGTAAGAATGAATTTAGTTATCGGATGAATTTCGGAAACTCCGACACCATGTGACATCATTCTATGGTAAAATATAGTTATACCAATATATCTGAAAAAATAGAACATGGGGATACTCAGTAATAACCACCAAGCATCCCCACTAAAAACACCGTATAAAATTAAAGGTATTACTGCCAGTTGTAAACTGGTTTGATAACCAATTTTTTTCTCAGCCATCGGCGGACTGTTTCTCTGACTTTTTTGATACTGTCTTCTTCTTAACCTCGGGCTTCTTCCATCCAACAAGGAAATCTTCTAGAACATCGGCCAGTTTAGGATACAGGTCAAGCAATTTTACATCTTTAACAGCAGTAAGAAGTGCACGTTCGTCTTGGTGAATTCCCTGTAGGATCTGAACCCAAACGTCTTCTCGACGAACGGAAGAAACTCGCTGAAATGCTCCTCCAGGAAGAAACTGCACCAATCGACGAAATTCTTGTGTAATATTACTATCCGCCATATCAATAGGCAACCCCTCGTTCTTTACAGGAGGCTGACCTTCAGGAAGTCCAGTAATTCCTGCTTCATAACCAACACCCCACGCGAGGAATCGCATCAGGACCGAGTTACCTGTAGAAACAGCACGAACGCGATTGCGCAGTTCGTCAGTAGTTTCTGCTTCACAAACCCATTTCAACGCTTCGTTAATTTGTTTATATTTCTTCGGCTGAATCGCCATATTAAAAGTCTCCAACAAGTTCAATCAAATTGCGCATCTTATTTGCAATAAAATAATTTAACAGACCAGAGCGGTCGCCTTGACCTTTCTGCTGCTCGTAATTACTTATAATGTCTGTTTTAATGTCCTCTGGGACACGCGACAAATCTACCAGTTCGCGGTTGCGTTGGAAGTTTCGCCACATCTCATCGTTAGTGATGAAATCTTCAAGTTTTTGGGTCTTCCACTGAGCGAGTTTATCCTTACGAATAGGTCGCTGCCGCCCACCTGAGATAAACACATCATCGTCAGAGAGGATATTAGGAACACCATCTCCCTTATCACCAGTAATAATATGTTCCCTGAGAACTGCTTCAGGAGATTCCGTCAGCTTGATAAACTTCTTCTGAACAGGAGCATATTGCTTAACGTTGCTCCACTTCTGCAACTGATTAAAGTCATGGTCACCAGAGAGAATAAGGAAAGGTTCAGGACTTGGCAAAAGACCATCGGTATTCGAAGTCTGACAATATTCAGCCAGCACACCAATAACGTCATCCGCTTCTGCACCGTCAACATCGATTACGGGATATGGAAAATGCTCAGTAATCTCTTCACGAATCTGATGTAGAGCGGCGAAGATTGACGACCAATCGAAACCGCTGTCTTCACGAGACTTCTTACGATTAGCCTTGTAGTTAGGAAAATACTGACGACGCCAGTAATTCCGATTATCGCAAGCGATTACAATTTCGCCAAACTCATTACCGAATTTGGTCTTATATGAGCGGATAGCATTAATAATCATGTGGCGAATAAGAGGAAGATTAACCTCGACACCTTTGCGTCCAGCAAGTTCTGCCATTATGCTACTGATAGCGGTCTGGTTAAAATCTATAATAATCACTCTTCATCACCTTTCGGGGTAATACTATCACAAAAATCTTGTAGGAGGAAAGTTTCTGGAGTCTCGACACCACGTTGAATTAGAAACATACCAAAGATTAATACCGATATAGCTGCTGTATGCTCATAAAATTTATCGTTTGAAATTCCATACTTATCAGTCGCAACCTTAACAATGCCATGCATTACTGCCTTGGCTGCTCTCCTCGCATCATTATACGAGTTATGATCGTCCACTCCTTCGAGGAAAGATTGTAATGTGTCAAGATCGGGCTGCTCTTGTTTAGCAGCACCGAAATTGACGAACTTCACATTATCAGTAGTATCGGTCACGCAAACACTTTCAGTATAATAGTTGTATCGGTAGTACGCACACGCATTGGTGCAGACTTACTCTTAACGGTTGAGAACCATTTAGTCAAGCCATTTTTAGTAGATTTAGTAAATTCTTCCAACTGCTCTTTCGGCTTACGAAGAACTTTACCTATGGACATAGTCTCATTAGCACCAGTGATTGATGCGCCCTTGACGGAAACCCCTCCAGGAACACTGGAAACATAGCGACCAATGCGACGATACTTAGTATCGTAGACCCAGACCTCAGTGCAGTTTAGTAGCTTCTCTGGGTCGATTGAAGTCAATCCCAGTTCAGCATCTTGCTTCAGATACTTTAGACGAGAAACCAACTTGGTCTTGTTTAGTGGCTTGATCTTGCGGATCTTAACCTTCATCTTAGAAACGTGGGTCTTGCGCAATTCATCAACATAGCCGATTAGAGCATTAACGATGTCCTTAACGACACGCATCCCCGTAAGGTGGCTGTATCCGTCAAGTAGCTGCTGCTCGTCATCAGTGATATCAATACGCTTACGACGAACCTCAAGAAGTTCGGAAAACTCATTGGCAATTTTCTGAATATGAGCAGCAGCTTCTAGATATTGTTTATCCATTACACGAAGCGTAGAGGTGACAGTCGAGATAGACTTAATAGTCTCACCTTCAATGATATTATCAATAGCTTCATGCGCCGCAGACACAATAATTGGCACAGGATTCTCGGGTAGCTTCTTAACCTTGACTACAGGAGTCGTAATAATCGAGGAAACTTCTTCCTCGACATCTTCCTTAGTCTTCAAACGTTCTTGAGTTTTTTCCCAGATGCGAGCAATATGAATATCCTTGAGAGGAAATCCGCGCATACCCATACGAGCAGTATTAGCATATGTAGTAGGGATAAGACGATCGGGGATCGTGCTGAGAGCCGACAACTGATCTTTGGTACCATATTCCTTAAACCAATCTTGGAGGAATATCTTACAATCTTTTGTGCTGGCGGTATAGTTATAGTAATTAAGACCTCGACTAAACTCGCTGTCGTAATTTTCTTCTGTAATAGAATCGGTAGTCCAGCTTGGCTCAGAACCGAAATATTTAACGTCAATCGCAGAGATTTTCATCTTATACATGATATATCCTTCTCAATCTATATACCCATTCTACTACAAAATGAATCAAAAGTCAAGTATTAAATTCAATCGATGTCAGTTTATCGAAGCGGAATGAACGCCAAGCCGAGATATCTACATCCCAGACAACAATTACATCATCATTGGGACGCTTGGTCGGCTTACCCTTTTCAGTGTATTCAGGGGTAACTTCCTCACGCAAAGTGCAGAGCATTTTTCGCAGTTGACCATCAGCCTTCTCAAATTCCACATTAGCATTTCGAAGTTTCAACGTTGTGCGAATACCATCGCGCCATGCTTCGTCTTTACCATTTTCTTCAATAAATTTAGTCATCACATTTTCCTCACATTACTTCTATCAATTATTAGTTTGTTGCGAACATGGTCCATTCCATGTAATGATCCTGTTTCGTCAACGTGTTCATTCTCGTCGATATCAAGATACTTTTCCATCGAGAAGAAATCTGTTTCGTTTTCCACCACAACTTCTTTTGCTGGTTTCTTGCGTCTTCTGCGTTTCTTCTTTGGAGTATCATCAAGAACGACATTTTCTGTTATACTCTCTTTTTCAGGTTTTGTCAAGGATAAAATGGAAATATTTGCAGCAATAACCAAAAGAATTGCCAGTGGATCAAACACAAAAATAAGCAGCATGATCATCATACGCACAGCTTTGTCAACAGAAGCGCCATCGCCGCTACCGTAAAACATTTCAGCTACATATTTGATTGGCCCTACTTCTGCCTCGAGTTTAAGATTCTCTGTTTTGAGTGGTATGAGACCAGTCTCAATATCCTCAATATCTGCAGTCGCTTCTTCAATTTCTTTATTAAGGGACGTTCGTTCCCTTTTCTGTCGATTTCGAATGAAGTTAGCATCAAGCACATCCTCCGCAGTAGTGAGTCTGTCCAAAGTATCCAAAGATGTTTGAGCATTCTTCAGTCTCCTTTCTGCAGATGTCTTCTTGCTCTCAAGTTGTGCTATTTGTAATTGCGACGAACCACCTACTATGGTATGTTCGATATGAGCTTTACTCAAATATCCAAAAATACCAATAGAAGTGATCAAGGAAAGTAGGATAACAGCGAATGTGAAGTATGACTTCAATAACAGGTTAGCCTGTTTCCAATTACGATAGATCCATGAAGCAGTTACGAGTTTAGCAACTTCTAGAGTTGCGCCCATTATTGCAACAGGAATGGGTGATCCAGGAAAGATAGCCATCAAACCTAAGATAGAAAAGTAACCAGCAATTCCAGATACCGCCAACGCTGATAAAAATAACAGTGCTATGTAGAACATTGTGGCTCCCACTTAACAGGTTCGAAACTTGCAAGATGCTCTCTACGTAGACGAATATTCATCATGCTATTGATACAACGTTCATCAAATCTAGACTGCCACTGTAGTAAAAACTCTTGCATCTTGGCATGTGCCTTGCTCTCAAAAACAGCAATAGTCTCCTTACGCATCTCTCCTTCATAGGAAAATACGTAAGAAGAACTGCCAAAGTATGTCTCATATAACTTTTCTGTTTTACCAGAGTAGCCGATATAATATTTTCCATCATCAAAATATGTGCAATAAACTCTGTGCACTTGTTTTTCACGAGGTTTTCTTTTTTTACGAATTACCATAATCTACCTTTATAACAGTAGATTATTTATTCGTCCTCGTCATCCTCGAATTCATATCCTTCGTTCTCGATTTCATAACCACAGAACGGACAGTGCATAACTCTATAATATTTTTCATCCATGTCATGTTCTACAAAAAATAGAGCATCACAGGATTTACATTCTAACTCTTCAGACATTAAATATCTGTATCCGTTCTAGAATGTGTAATACCGTTTGCATTATTATATTCTTCTATTGTAGGCCAAACTTGGTCTAGTAAATTACAATAGCTAGTATATTCTTCGTCGCTACAAGTAAGAATAAGAGTGGATTCTAGACCAGCAAAATCAGGCCAAACAGTAATTGCATTATTGACTGTTATTTCGTAAATAAGAGATAACAAATCATCCAATAATGGGTGTTGCGTTATGTCTGGATTAAGATGATACCAACTGACATCTGTTGAAGGACGTGTTAATACTGCTTGAATTCTTTTCATTTGTTATTCCTTTATGGTGGTTTTCTTGTATTCTGGTAAGAAAACTTCTGTGATCATTTCATATTTAACGTTCACTTCTCTATTATACTTTCCATGATCTTCCAGGGATTCGTAGCTAGTATCCAACCAAACACCGTTAATCTGATCATATTCGGCAATAGATTCATTTGTTAAAAAACAAAGTGTGCTAATCATGGTAAGTTCATCAGGATATTCTACTGCACTTCGAAGGCCAAGCTCCCAACTTCTCTTTCCAGGAATAGAATTGCCTATGAATTCGAATCTTGCTTTCCATAAATCTGATTTTTCTAAATCCGTTTCATGATACCAAAGCGTATCTTTATTTGGGCGTTTAGCAATAAATGTTATTTTCTTAATCATTAAAATACCGTTAATCCAAATCGTTTATCTACCATACCAACCACATTATGCGGAATATCTGAAATAAATTTGTGCCATTCAAACTTTGGTATTATTTCCGAGCGCAAAATAGTTTTTTCGTCTGTTTCATACCAAATAGTAGAAACAGATTCACCACCAGTATTTATTATATAGTTGAATGAAAATGTTCTACCAATGTCTATATGAATTGGAACATTTGCCCCAATATATTGATAATAAACTCTACTAGTTAAATCAAAATCAAAATATGGTTGAAGGAATTTTTCTAAGTCTATATTATTCGCTTTTCGTAATGAGTAAATGTCCAATTCCTCGACTTCTTTAGGAGAAGCTAGTTCCAGATCATTATATTCTTCAAATGACTGAATAACAAGATGGTCTGGAACACGAGGAATTGAAAGATATTCTATCATTAAGCAGCGATACCCCAGACATCATCCCATTTACCCGAGAGAGCACCCTTCGCATAGTCAGTTGCACGATTCTCAAAGAAGTTGGTATGCGTAGGAGCATTAATCATTTCCTCGACCCATGGTAATGGATTCTTCTTAA